GGATGGAACAAAGCTCGACGGGATCGAGGCCGGCGCTACTGGCGATCAAACTAACGCTGAAATCAGGGCGGCGGTTGAAGCGGCGAGCGATAGCAATGTTTTTACCGATGCAGACCATAGCAAGCTAGATGGCATTGAAAGCGGTGCAACGGCTGATCAGACGGCTGCGCAAATCCGCGCTAAAGTTGAGGCTGCAAGCGACAGCAATGTTTTCACAGATGCGGATCATAGCAAGCTGAATGGCATTGAAGCTGGCGCAACTGGCGATCAAACAAATGCTGAAATCAGAGCGGCAGTAGAAGCGGCAACAGACAGCAATGTTTTCACTGATGCAGATCACAGCAAGCTTAACGGGATCGAGGCTAGTGCAGATGTCACTGATACTGGGAATGTTGGGTCAGCTTTAACGGCGTTTTCTACTGGTACAGATGCCACAGGTTCTGATCTCATTCCTGTTTATGACGTGAGTGCAGGGGCTTGGGAAAAGCAAACCATCACCAACGCTGCGCTCCAAGGCCCGACAGGCCCCACAGGCCCGACTGGGCCGCAAGGAAACTCAGTGACCGGCCCTACTGGCCCGACAGGGCCAACGGGGCCTCAAGGTAACTCTGTTACGGGGCCGACCGGCCCAACGGGCCCGACAGGGCCAACGGGGCCTCAAGGCAACTCTGTCACCGGCCCAACCGGCCCAACGGGGCCAACTGGGCCGCAGGGAAGCGCGGGAAGCACGGGGCCGACGGGGCCGACGGGGCCGACGGGGCCGACGGGGCCATCGGGAACGCCTTCCACTACTTATAATGCGGTGGGTTCTTATGTTTTTGCTAGATATGATACACAGTTACACGCAGCCTCGACTACGTCAGGTTCAAACTTAAATCCATCCAACGCAGGTAGCATCACGAATTATCCCATACCATCAGGGTCGGCGTTATCTGGCACTTGGCGGGCTATGGGTTGGAATAAGGGGCCGTGGTCGTCAGGCTCAAATTCAACCCTTTATGTTAGAATATCTTAATAAAAGGATGCAATTATGCCAACATTGCCAATAACAGAATTTCGAAATGCGAAATCGCTTAATACATACGATACAATGTTTGATGTGGAAATAAATCATCCACATTTTGGTTGGATACCATATACGTTGCTGCCACACGATACGGATATGACGGTAAACAATGATAACCTACTTGCCTTAATTGGCTCCGATTTTTTGCCTTACGTTGCACCTACTCAAGATGAGTTGGACGCTAAAGAAGCAGAAAACGTAAGATCCTTGAGAGACTATAAGTTATCGGAAGAAGTTGATCCTTTAGTTTTAAATTCTCTGCGCTGGAGTGGTCTTACAGATGGGCAACGTACTGCATGGGCGCAATACAGAACAGACTTGCTAAATGTTCCTCAGCAAGATGGTTTTCCGCACAATGTGACTTGGCCGACTAGGCCCTAAATAAAGATTAATAAGCTAATAGTGAAAGGACACGAAGATGGCTATAAAAGTAGGTGGAACAAGCGTCATTAATGACAGCCGACAATTGCAAAACATTGCAAGCATTGACAGCACAACAGCGGCTGCACTGTTGCGAGGTGCAGATGAGATTGGATCTTATGCGCTTGCGTTAAATGCCGATGAACATGACTTTGGCGACACATTAGCGGGATCAAGTTTGAGGCCAGCTAACGCAGGGGGCCGTGGAAAGATTCCAGCAGAGTATTTGACTGGCACTTGGAGATGTATGGGGTACAATACGGGTTCCGCTTTCACTGGATCTGACACAACTCTTTGGCTGAGAATATCTTAATATGTCACTTACTGCTTTAGAAAGGGGTGAGCATATGAGGCAAAATTGGCAAATGTGGTCTGGCGGTTTATCCGATACAGACTTATCAATGATCTTTGCGGAAGCTTCAAGGATCGACACACATACGGCTAAAACTTTTAACAACGCGGATGCAAAAACCAGATCAAGTGAAATTAAGTGGTTGACTGGCAATCAATCTATTCAAAATATTCTTTGGGGGTATGTAAAAGCGGCAAACGAGAACGCATTTCACTGCCAAATAGAAAATATTTGCGATATTCAGTTTACAGAATACCACGCCAATAAAGGTGGTCATTATGATTGGCACATAGACGTAAACTGGGATGGCGTCTCTGGAAGAGACAGAAAACTAAGCGTTACTGTCCAGCTTTCAGACACAGGCGAATATGAAGGCGGCGGCTTTGAGTTTGGAGAATGTCTAACGCCAGACGCCTCATCCCGCGTCAAGGGAACTGTATTAGTGTTCCCAAGCTATTTGCAGCATAGAGTTTTGCCTATCACAAGCGGTACAAGACGTTCTTTAGTGGCATGGTTTGAGGGGCCAAGGTGGATTTAAATGATTAGCGGAAGCCCAATATCCAGTGCAGCGATTGCTGACGTAGGTACGTTTGCGCAAACTATTCCGAATGAAAGCGTTTCTACCGGCGTGCCGACCGTGGACGCCACGGCAATATCTCAAGATCATGTCGTAACACTGGTTTATACTGCAAACCCAGCAAGCGTGCCAAACTTAACTTGCTTTGAGGATGAAAGCTTTTCGGCGCCCAATGTTATTGCTGGGCATGTTCGTGTCGGCGATGGTGTATTTACTCAGGAACACACGTTGGCGGGTGCCGATGTATCGGCTCAAGTCCCAACGGTTGCTACATCCGCAATAACTCAGGTTCACAGTATTGCGGCAAATGATGTAAGCGCCGGATCGGTAAGCGTTTCGACTGCGACCGCGATAATTCAGCACGTTTTGGCTGGCAATGATGTTTCCACGCAAAACCCAACAATCGCTACATCTGCGATAACTCAGGTTCACAGCATTGCGGCAAATGACGTTAATACATCAAACCCAACAGCGGCAAGCTCGGCAATCGCGCAAGACCACCAGATCACGACTGATGGCGTTTTGTGCGGATCTGTAGATGTCGGGCTTGCGAGGTTTAAGTGGCAGGAGGAGCCCGTAACGCCGACGACTTGGGCTGATCAATCTATATCTGCCAACACTTGGACAGAACAGGAGGCGGCGTGATGGACGCTGACATGCTTTGGACGGCGGCATTGACCGCCGGATTGGGCCTGATCGGCTGGGTATTGAGGAGCGCTGTGGACGAAATGCAGCGCCTCAATATTCTGCTGAACAAGACCCGCGAAGAAATGGCCAAGGATTACGTCACCAAGGCTGACAGCACGACCGTCATGGCGCAGATCGTGGCGCGCTTTGATCGCATCGAGGAAAAACTTGACCGCCTGATGGAGCGGTGATCTGCTCGCTCGCCAGCGTAGCCGTTGGCGTGCTTGCCTATGGGCAGCTTTACACCGCGTGTATATACAGATGCCCATATCCATCCTTCTGGTATCATTATCCGTATGTTATAAGGGTGGAGTATAATAGTGGATGCCCGCGTTCTGCCGACGTGGGTAGAGATGCCAAATGATCGATCCTGCAACCGCAATCATGGCCGCTGGCGCTGCGTTTAACGCAATTAAGAAGGGTTGCCAGATCGGGCGTGATCTGGAGGGCATGGCAGGCGATCTGGGGCGCTGGTCTAAGGCGATCAGCGACTTCGACTTTGCAGCGAAGCGCGTAGAAAATCCCAAATGGTATCAAAGCTTCGGCAGCGTAGAGCAGCAGGCAATGGATCTGTTTGTGCAGAAGAAGCAGCGCGAGAATATGCGCGACGAGCTGCGCAAGATGATTAGCGAAACGCTTGGCCCATCTGCGTGGCAGGAGTTGATCCGCATGGAAAACGAGATACGCCAGAAGCAGAAGGATGCGCAGTATAAACGCATCGAGCGCAAGGAAACCATCATCGCGTGGGCGGCTGGCCTGTTCCTGTTCCTGCTCTGCGTGGGCGCGCTGTTTGGCTTTGTCTGGATCGCGGTGAAACGCTGATGGCTGACGGCGTGTCAGGCATAGGCAGCGCACCGTTTAACGTAGGCAGCGACATACACCAGCAAACGCAGACGCGTGAGCGCATAGAAGCGCATCTGGTAGAGCAGAGGGTAGCCAAGGAGCATAGGGCCAACCACGCGCATCTGGACGCGCTCAGGGAGCAGAAGTTGGACTTAGGCAAGGCTTATGATAGGTTTGGCACCAAGACCAATGCTGACAGGCCGCAAGGCACAAACATCAACATAGAGGTTTGAATATGACACCAGAGAAACTAGACGCTTGGCGCATTGTTCCGCGCTTGCTTATCCTGAGCTACATGGTCGTGTTTTATCAGACGTGTAGCTGGTTCATGGCGCTTGATTTGCCAAACAACGCGCAGGCAGGCTTTGTTAGCGTGATCGTGGGCGCCGGAGCGGCGTGGTTCGGTCTATATGTGAACGGGGGCAAGAAATGAACATCCTAAGTGCTCTGATCGGGCCTGCAACGGATCTCGCTGGCAAGTTTATCCAAGACAAGGATGCCGCCGCCAAGATGGCGCATGAGCTGGCAACGCTTGCCGACAAGCAGGCTCAGGAGGCCATGCTGGCGCAGATAGAGGTCAACAAAGCCGAAGCTTCTGGCAACTGGTTTCAAGCGTCATGGCGTCCGCTTTGCGGTTATGTGTGCGTTCTGGGGTTGGCGGTAAACTTCCTGATCTCGCCAATCGCTGCGGGGTTTGGATTCATGGTGCCGCAAGCCGACATGTCGGTGATGATGCCGGTACTAACGGGTATGCTCGGATTGGCCGGAATGAGGTCATATGAAAAGGTTAAACAGGTGACGAAATGACTTTTAAATTGAGCAGACGCAGCCTTGATAGGCTTGAAGGGATTGACGATGGCCTGCAGGCAGTTGTGAAGATGGCTATCACGCTGACCAAGACCGATTTTGGTGTGGTGCAGGGGATGAGAACCATTGAACAGCAAAAGGAGTTGGTCGCCAAAGGCGCAAGCCAAACCATGAAATCAAAGCACCTTGAGGGCAAGGCATTCGATATCATGGCCTTCATAAATGGCAGGGCAAGTTGGGAGCTGTCGGTCTATGATGATTTGGCGGATGCCATCAAAGAGGCGGCCATACAGCTCAATGTGCCTATATGCTGGGGTGCGGCGTGGGCTACAGCCGAAATGCCATACCCAATGGATATCAGAAAGTGGGAAGGAACGATGGAAGAGGCTATGAACGCTTACATCGATCTTCGCAGGTCACAATCGCGCAGGCCCTTTATAGATGGCCCGCACTTTGAACGCATAGATTAGCCAAGCGTAGACGATTTGATGCGGACGTAGTATACTCAGCGAAAGATGAGGATTTAACATGACAATCACGATAACCAAAGCGACAGTGGGCGGTTCTGAAGACCAGTGGGGCACTATAACGAACACTGCTCTTGATGATCTTGTAGATGTATTAAACGGAGTGACCGCCAGCACGCCTGACTTAACCGCTGGATCGTGGAAGGTGGGCGGTGTAGTCATTTCAGCGACCGGCGCTGAAATAAATTATATCGATGGCGTAACCAGTAATATCCAGACACAAATCGACGGCAAGCTCACCGGCTCTAATGTGGCAGCCACTGTGACCACACTGACATCCACAACCGTAAATGCAACGACTATCGATCTTGGCGACTGGACAATTACTCAATCTGGCGGTGATTTGAAATTTGCATATCAGGGAACGGACAGGCTAAAACTAGCCAGTGACGGGTCTTTAACGGCAGAGGGTGATATTGAGACGTCTGGCAGCGCATAGGTAGAAATTGAGGATTTAATAGATGACACTTGTTCCTCTGGATATACCCGCTGGATTTTACCGCAACGGCACTGACCTCGAACAGTCTGGACGCTGGCGCGATGGCAGCTTGGTGCGCTGGCGCGATAACAGCTTACGCCCGATTGGCGGCTGGCAAGAGCGCAAGGCATCGTTCTGCACCAACCCTGTGCGCGGGATGCACGCTTGGGAAAGCAACGACGGGTCTGCGTGGCTTGCTGGGGGCTCGCACAGCGAGTTGAAAGCCATGACTGGTGCTGGGGTTACCTATGACATCACACCAAGCGACTTAGCGGCTGGACGTGAAGACGCCGAAATTGAAACAGGGTATGGCTACAGCTTTTACGGCACAGGCTACTATGGCACGCCGCGTCAGCAACTTGCATCCTCTGTGCCTGCAGAGGCAACGACGTGGAGTTTGGATAATTTTGGAGAATACTTGGTCGCCTGCCATAAAGATGACGGACGCCTTCTTGAGTGGCAGCTTGGCACAGGCAGCGACGCTGCAGTAATTGCAAATGCGCCGACAAATAATATGGGCTTGCTGGTCACAGAAGAACGCTTTATCTTCGCGCTGGGCGCGGGCGGCAACCCGCGTACAGTGTCATGGTGCGATCAAGAAAATAACACCCTATGGGCACCCGCGTCCACGAACCAAGCCGGCTCTCAAATCCTGCAGACGTCTGGCCAGATCATGCAGGCGATCCGCACCAAGGGGCAGACGCTAATTATCACAGATACAGACTGTCACGCGGCTGTATATGCAGGCCCACCGTTTATTTACTCATTTTCACGCGTTGGAACCAGTTGCGGGGCCATATCTCGCAAATCTGCCGTTGATACGGATTTGGGCGTGTTTTACATGGGGCAGCGTGGGTTCTTCTATTTTGACGGCAACAGCGTGCGCGAACTGCCGTGTGACGTGCATGATTATGTTTTCGGCGACTTTAACAACGCGCAGCAATCTAAAGTGTGGGGCGTGGCAAACGGGCAATTTGGGGAGATTTGGTGGTTTTATTGTTCCGAGAATAGCACCGAGATTGATAGATATGTCGCTTACGACTACACCGAGCGGCATTGGCTGATTGGCAACTTGGCGCGCACGTCAGGCACAGAGCGTGGCGTTTTTCGCTATCCATTTATGTCTGGCGAATATTCACAAACTGTGAACTACACTGTTACGGTTGTGAATGATGGTGGAAATAAATACGCAATAGAAGGCATTTCTGGGTCTGCCCCGACCCTAAGTTTTGCGCGAGGAAACACATATGTGTTTGACCTTTCAGACGCCTCAAACGCTGGGCATCCTTTTGCATTTAGAACAAGCGCAGATGCGTCTTATACAACCGGCGTAACTACGACAGGTACAGCCGGACAAGCTGGGGCAAAGGTCACTATCGTCGTGGCGTCAGATGCGCCAGACAGCTTAAAATACTATTGCACGGTTCATGGTAATTCGATGGGCAACACAATTGCGGTTGGCGGGCCTGTCAGTATTTTTGAGCATGAGGTTGGGTTGAACGTAGACAGCGGCGCAGTATTCGCGGAAAGCGGCCCTGTCTCGATTGGTAACGGCGACCAGACAGCGCATGTCACGCAGTTAGTGCCAGACGAAAACACGCAGGGCGACGTGAACGTGACATTTAAGACACGCTTTTATCCAAACGACACAGAGACAAGCCACGGGCCATTTACGCCCACCAATCCGACTTCTGTGCGATTTGCTGGCCGTCAGCTAAGGATGCGCGTTGAGGGCGCTAAGCTGGCCGCGTGGCGTGTTGGGAATATGCGTGTTGATGTTAAGCCGGCAGGGCGTCGGTAATGGCATCCCCGATACTACCACCGATTGGCGATGATCTTCGCCAATGGGGAAGGGGCCTGACGCGTTACCTGACGATCAACTTGTACAAGCTCGGATTTAAGACGCCTGACAGTAGCCCCGCTGAAAACGGCGTCATCTTGTGGGATAATGTGAACGGTTATCCTGTTGTGTCAAAGAATGGCGAGTTTAGACAGATCGTTCTGGAAGATGGCCACGCTGATTTTATTAAAACGGCTGACGTCGTGCCGGCGGTTGCGAATACAGCTTACAAACTGACTTACGACGCTCCCACCGGCAATGAAGGAATAACACAAGGGACACCAGCTTCAAGAATTGTTTTCGAGGAAGCTGGAGAATATGTGATTTCGTTTTCCGCGCAAATATCATCGACGTCAGCCAGCACGGTTCACTTCTACTTCTGGCCAAGTATAAATGGCACTGACGTCGCCAATAGCGCAATGACGACTGCGCTGCACCAGAACAACGCCACACTGGTGACATCCCGCACGCAGATATTCACCGTGACGGCAGGGCAATATCTTGAAGTCAATTACATGATTGACAGTACAAGTGGCTTCTTGAATTACACCGCAGCGTCTTCTCCAGTGCCCGCAATACCTGCGTCAACGCTTTCGATTACGAGGCTTCACGGATGATTGATAATGTTGTACAATTCGGGCAAGCACAGCGTGTGACGGTCTTACCAGTGCCGGAGGGCGAGGTTGCAAACTACATCGATAGTGGCTTGGAGTTACTGGCTCCAGCGGTTAGACGGGTTGACCAAAACGTCAATCTGGAAGATGTAAGAGAAGATATAATGGCTGGCACATCTATATTGTGGCTAGTTTACGTTGGAGACAAGTTGACCGCAGCGATCACCACATGCGTTGTGAAACACCCTCAACGTAAGAACCTCAAGATAGAATTTATGGGCGGTAAGTACATGCACATATGGATGGACGAGGCAGTAAGGATTTTGGCGGGGTTGGCTTTAGACGCTAACCTTGACGCCGTCGAGGCAGATGGCCGTAAAGGCTTTGAGAGATATGTTAAAGGGTCTACATTCCGGCCAATTTACACGCACTATGAGATGGAAATACGATAATGGGCAGTAGCAGCACCGAAAAGACCGAAAACACTATGGATCCATTCCAAGAGAAAGTCTTGGGTTATCTGTACGACAAAACGTATGCCATAGCAGAAACCCCATATGAGGAATACGAAGGCACGACGGTTGCCGAAATGGATCCTTTGATGAAAGCCGCATATGAGGGTTACGGCGGCCTGACAACGCCAGAGGAATATGCGGCGGCGGCTGATGTTTATTCTGGTATTGCTGCGGAAACGCCTGAGCAGCGCATGGCGCGTGTGCGTGGATATCAGGACATGTACACAGAGGGCGTCATTGACCCTATGATGGCTCAAGCGGAGCGTAGACGCGCGCAGGAGCGCGTTGGTGAGGCTGCGGGCGTCACTAAGGCAGGCGCCTTTGGAAATGTGCGGCGCGGCGTATTTGAAGGCGAGCGTGAAGCTGCCTATGACACGCAGCGAGACTTGATGGTTTCCGAGTTGATGCAAAAAGGCTTGAGCTATGGCGAAGCGGCTGTGGCGGCTGAAAACCAAGCCAAGATGGCAGGCGCCCTTGGCATGACATCTACAGCCGGCGCGGCTAAAAAGGATGAGCTGTCCAATTTAAGCGCCATGATGACTGCGGGCGCCATCCCAATGGATATCGAGAGCGCAAAGTTAAAAGAAGCTTACGACAAGTTCATGATGGAGAAACAGTATCCTCTCGCATCTCTGTCTGGAATGTTCTCAACGGCGGGGCTTATTCCGGCGGGCATTGGAACGTCCACGACAACAAGCTCCACAGGCGGTATAGGGCCGGCACTGGGTACGCTTGGCAATCTAGGCATGTCCGCAGCAAGCATGGGCGCATTTGGCCCCGCCGGCATGGCCTTCGGCGGCGCCGGAATGGGCGCTGGGTATGGCATGGGCTACGGCGGCCCGCTTAGCATGGGAAGGTTTGTTTGATGATCGCAACGCAAGATATAATCGACGCGCTGGCGCTATCCGGTATGCCGCCAAATATGCTGCCGCTTGAGGGCGAAACGCTTACGCAGAATGACATAGATTTATTTGAGCGGGCGCAAGCGGCGCAAGCAAATAAGCCGTTTGTGCCCACGCTGGCGCCGCCAGAAACGGGATCTGTGCAGCCACCCATCGCAATGCCTACGGAGCCCGCTGTGCCGTTTGTTCCGCCTCAAGCTGCGCCGGCCACCGCGACTCTGGCTGCGCCAGCCGCAATGCCAATGCGGCAGCCCGCAACGCCGGCAGGGTTCCAGCTTGGCGCTGGCATCTTGCAACAACCAACGCAGCCTGCGCAGTCTTCCGACCCATTTGGCAACTTGTCCAAGCAGCAACGTATGATGCTGGCGTTCTCCGCGATAGCAGACGCAGGCTTAGCCGCGCAGGGCAGGGAAGGCACGTCTTTCGCAAGAACGCTCAAGGCGTTTGGCGATATGGCAGACATGCAGCGTAAGCGTGACGCCGCCACACAGCGGCAGAAAATGTTGAGAGAAACGTTTGCCGCCACTGGAGCCGGCATGGGAGATATGTCTTCCCTTGAGCTGCAAAAGCAGAAACTTATTCAGCGTGCTTTTGCGTTTCCTGAGATGGCGCCCGCGATCAAAATGCAGATCGACCAAATAGATGCGCAGATAGAGAAATCGCGTGCGAGCGTGTCAGCGGCTGGCGGCGCTAGTGAGACGCTGGAAACCGTTGAAGATTTATTGCGCACTGTTCGAGAAACTGAAGGCACCACGGGCTTTTGGGGCGCAATCCTTGGCAATATTCCATTTACTGCCGCTGGCGAGTTAAGAATTGATGCGCAGACGTTGCGGTCAAATATGGCGTTGCAGGCTCTTATGGATTTAAAGGCCAGCGGGGCAACTCTTGGTTCAGTTTCAGAAAAGGAATTGGAGCTTTTAGAGAGCGACATCGCCAAGCTAAACCTAAACCAAAGCAAGGAAGCCGTATTAAAAGATTTAAACAAAATCAAAGGGCGATACCAAAAAGCCATCAGGCTTGCCTACAAAGAGCCAAACGCGGATACGGAGGCGTTGGATAGGGTACTTGGCGGACGGCCAACTTGGCTTGAAGGCGACAACGGAGGCGGCGAGCAGTTGCCAGACCCACTTAATTTGAGGGAATCATAGTAATGGCGACGAAGCTTGAGGATCTGCGCAAGAAGTTTCCTGATTACAATGATATGTCGGACGAAGCTTTTGCGTCGGCTTATCACCGAAAATTTTACAGCGATATTGCTTTTGATGATTTCGCGCAGAGGATTGGCCTGACGCCAAATCTTGCGCGAGCCCCGCAAGGCACCAGTCTTGTCGAAAGCTTCCCGCAAGGCGGCATGATCGTCAGAAACGAAGAGACAGGCGTTGAGTCGTTTACCGACGGCACCTACAGCACGTCAGACCCGAGCATGATCAAGATGATCAAAGCCGCAGGCGGAGACGCTGCAGCGGTCGTAAAAGGACAATCAGCGCAGGAAATGATCGGCGAGGTGCCGACGCGGATCTTGTCAGCGATGAAGGGTATGCCGTTTTTCAGAGGTTACGTTGAGCCGGTGGCTGGCGCACTGTCTTCTGCAGCCAGCCAGTATTATGGAGATGGCGTTTCACCAGCGCAGGCGCAAAGCGTAATACAAGAGGCCATCGCAGGCCGCGAGCTAGAAGCGCCAAAAACAACCGCAGCATCTCGCTTGGCCACGGGTATCGCAACTGCAGCGCCGTTTGCGCCTAAGCTGGCAGCGGAATCATTTGCCGGTAAGGTGACGCAAGGCGTTGGCTACGGCGCGCCGCTGGCGGCGCTGGAGGGCCTTGTGGCTGGATATGGTGAAGGCGGGGTGCCGGAAGCCGTTTCGCAGGCCAAGTCAGGCGGATTGGGCGGTGCGCTGTTTGGTGCGGCTGCGCCTGTCGTTGGCGCGGGTTCTGGGTTCGTTTACGGCAAATATCTCGAAAAGCCGGTGCGCGACATTTTACAGAAGATCGGGTTTCAGGATACAGCGGCTCAGGTGGTTAAGGACACGCTGGCCATGGACAGCGCAACCGCTGTGGAGAGCGCAGAGCGGATGGGGCCATATGGGTCTATTGCCGCGCTTGGCCCCAACACCGAGGCGCTGCTTGATACTGTGGCTAATACAAGCGGGCCAGCGGCAAAGATCGTGAAAGAAAACCTTAACGAGACATCTCTGCTTGCTTCGCGTGATCTTAATACAACGCTGGACAATGTGCTTGGCGAAACCACCGACGGAATATTGACGCAAAAAGCGCAGATTATGAAAGACACCGCAGAAGCACGCCGCGAGCTTTATGGTGCAGCTTATGACGCAGACATCCCCGCAGACAGCCAAGTGATGACGCTGTTTTCACGCGTTGACCCGACCGATATGTCAGGCGCTCGCTCGCTGCTTCGGGAAGCTGGCGAGGCTGATAATTATATTGGCGGGCAGCGCATTAAAGAGGCAGAGTTTAACGATCTTACACCCGCGCAGCGTCAGGGGCTGGACATAATCTCGCATGGCGACGGCACATATACCGTGACAAGGCAGCCAACCGTGGCGTCCATAGACTACGTCACACGCCGTCTATACAGCCAGAGTGAGGCGCTGAAACGCTCCGGCGATCTAGAAGCCGCCAGATCAAAGCGCAACTTGGCGCTGCAGCTCCGCAGCGCATTGGATGAGGTCAATCCTGACTACTCTAAGGCGCGCGCCGCAGGTAAGGACGCCATCGACCAGAAAATCGCTGCCGATCTTGGCAACGACATCCTGAGCCCAAGAGTAACGCGTGAAGACGTGGCTATGGCCATGGAGAGCATTGACGACGTGGGGCTCAGGCAGCTACGGCAGGCGCTGAGAAACCGGATTGACGAGATCCAAGCAAACGCCAAGATTAACCCGCGCGCCGACAATGAGGCGGAAGTGATCGAGGCGCTGGCTGCATTAAAAGCGATGAACACGCGCGCCGTGGCTACAAAGCTACGCATGGCGCTGGGCGATGACGCTGCAGATGCTTTGGGTAAGCAGATTAACGACACGGCAAGCGCGCTAATGCAGCAAGCAGGCGTCTCTAAAAACTCGCAAACGTTTATCCGCAACCAAGTGATGAACAGAATGAAGGAAATGACAGGCGAAAGCCTCGGCGAAACCGTAGCGCGTCAGGGTGTTATCCCCACAATGACCAGCGCAGCGGCTCAGGGGATTCTTGGAGGCGCGAAGCAGTCTGAGCGCATAAGACGTGTAGGCGAAGAGATTGCGCCTGTTCTGACGCAGCGCATGACGCCTGAGCAGCTAATGGCGCAGGCTCGATTGCTGGAGCAATTGACGCCGGCCATCAGCAAGGCGCGCGCTGGCGGCGCAAGGGCGGCGGAAGCCGGCAGATCGCTGACAATGGGAGCCGGCATGGCGCAGGCTCAGCAAAGGGAAATGACCCCCGCTGAGCGCATCATGCAGGATCTCGGGATCGCTACTTTCCGCTAGACTTTTTCGCCTTCGGCGCGGGCGCGTTCTTCAGCGCGTTGATCTGCGCGTTCTGATCCTCGATCACGGCAGCCGCTTCCTCGCAAAACCGGAACAACGCCATAACGTTGTTGACGCGGTGGGGTTGGTTCAGATTGCGCACCAGTTCGCGTGTCTTGTCGTCCATAGTATATCCTTTCAATACAAATGTTCCTCGATACTATCCGCCATGGCCTGCGGTGTAAACTCGGCGGGCTTTATGCGTACCGTTTTGCCGCTTGGCGCGGTGCGTAGTATAAACAATCGTATATCCAGAGCCACATACGCAAATATTTGCGCATCGCCGTTTGCGCGCGTGAACACATAGCGCGCCTCGCGGTAACGCTCGGTGCGTGTCTCAAGGGTCGCCTTCACTTGCATCGTCAACAGCTCGCCGCTGGCCGACTTAACCCATAGGTCATCGTCCTTCATATCTACCCGATGGCAGCGTATCCCGCGCTGCTCTAGCTCGGCGGCGACGAGAAACTCGCCAGCACGACCGACGTTTATGCTGTTGGCCACGCGCGCAACATACTGCATTTAAACGATTTTATATAGAGGCGAAAAAAAGTTTCCGGCGGGTGCATTTTTTGCTTGCACCGTGCTGTGTTATCTTTATGTTAACAATATAAGCAACGGAGGAAGATATGGCATACGACCCAACGCATGAATATGAGCATAATTACCACCCATCAATTCGCGCCCGCAAGCTGGCTAATGCTGCCCACGCAAATCGAGTAAACTGGTTGGCGTCTGATGATCGCGCGCAAGAGATCATCGACTTCTTGGCTGACTACAGCCCAGAGGGCGAAGGGTTTTTCCCAGCGGTCAAGAAGGGCATCAACACTTACGGCCAGCCCACACCCAACATGCGTGACGCCATGGTCAAGACGCTGGACAAGCGCGCCGCTCAAAAAGCCGAATGGGCCACCAGAGACGGCAAGTGCGAGTTTGTTGGCACCGTAGGCGAGCGTCAAGACTTCGCACTCACAGTCAAGCATATCGTCGATCTGGAAAGCATGTATGGCATTTCACACCTTCACATCTGCCGTGACGCTGATGACAACGTTGTCATCTACAAAGGCACGCAATATTGGGCCAAGGGCGCTCAAGTAACTTGCACTGCCAAGGTCAAAGAGCATGGCGTGCGCGATGGCGTCAAGCAGACCATTATCCAACGCCCCACAAAAGTCACAGTCAACGGAGAAGATTATTGACGCATCGCCTTGCAGCGCCCGCGCGGCGCTGCCTTGCCGTGCGCCAAACCGGCCACGAAACTGAAACGGAGAAACCATAATGAACCTTACGAACACACATGAATTTTTAATCACGCACATCACCGACAGCGGCACAGGCTTTGGCGTGCGCACCGACAACGGCGAGAGCGTCCACATATCGCCGCGCCTATTGCAGCAGGCGCACGCAAACCTCGACGACATCTGCATTGGCATCATCGTGCAAAACGCCATCGAAGAGAACCGCGAGCGCACGCCGTGGGTCGCCGCATATGTGCAGGAAAGACGCGCAGCGCGTGACGTGCTGGCGGCTACCTACGGGCTAGATGACAGTGAGCGTTTTGCCAAAGATGAAGACGGGAACACGGTCGTCGTCGCAGAAGTTGGCGAGCCAAAGCCTGAGCCGGTCGATTGGGCTGACGTCCAGCGGAAGATCATTGCGATGCTCCAGAGCGCCGACGTCACTTACTGCGAGACGGCAGACATTGCTGACGTCGTTGACGTGGACACGCGCAAGCTATCACAGCACCTCGAAAACATGCACGCACGCGGCGAGATATGCCGAGCGCATGTAAACCAGCGCGCAAACCAGCAGCGCGCAACATTAGTGCTGTGGAGTATCAATGCGGATGTGTACAAATGATCTGCGCAACCTGCGACGGAACCGGCTTCATCGAGTTGCCGCGTTTCGTCAACACGCCGGACAGCGAGCCGTGGACAACGGTGCGCTGCCCAGAATGCCAAGACGAAGACGACTTCGATTGGCGCAATGAAGAAAAGGAAGAGTGATGACTAAGCAAGAAAATATTATTTCGATTGTATCCGAGGCTGTAGAGAAGGCTTGGGA